CCTTCGATATGTGCCGTGATATATTCTTCGTCGACACCAATTCTTGGCTGTTGTAAATAATGAGCATCGACATTTTTATCCATTAGTAAACTAATAGCAAGTTGTGTTTCTTCGTCGAATTTATGATAAGCCAATGGTAAATATCTAAGTCCATTTAATCGACTATTAATAGACTCTACTATTTTATATAACCTATCCCATACTTGTTTAGCCGTATCGACTGTAGGATTTAACGTATAATAACTATTAATTAATTGATTATCGACAATGATATCTAGTCGATATAAATAATCTCGATCTAAGAAAGATAAATCGACATCTTCTTTATCAAAGAATACTGTATCTTGATATTCATAAAATTTACCAGTAAATTTATATAGCTTAATAGATCCTGATAAAAATCCATTAGCCAATTCAGGATTCATCAATGCTCGTTGCGAATCGTAAATATATAAGCTACTATTGTTATCGATATTATTATTAAAGTTATTATTGTTGTTTAATTTAATAGCGCCCATTAATAAATAAAAGAAATTTAATTTTTGTTTTTTATCGTTTGTAGCTAAATAGGCATAGTACAAAGATTCTACTAAATTTAAACCTCTTTCATTTGAAATGTTTTCTACATAATCAACAATTGTTTGAATGTCTTTAACTTGAATAGATATATCATTAAGATATTCAATTTGATCGGTCATCGTTTCTGAAAAAATCTCGATGTATTTTTCTTCGGACTTTCCATCAGGACCAGATGTCCATAGTCGATACATGTTATTTTCTAAATCATCGATAATAATATTAGCATCGTCTAATGTAAAATCTCTTACTTTAGATCCGTCATCAACATATAACGTAGTATGACCATTAAAATAATCGTTACAATATAAAGAGACGAAATCTTCGAACTGCCATAAGAATGTAATACTAGATGTGTTCAATTAGTTCGTCGCCTCCTTTATTGTCTACATGTGTATCTATAATAACCACGTTACCATTTTCATCTAATTTATAATGAGTTGCTTCTTCTTCCTTAACAGTTTTATTACGATTTTTTCTAAAGTTAGAGTAATCAGGAATATCATCTTTTTTCTCATGACGATCATTTTCTTTTTTTCTAAAGTCATCATATGAAGGAAGATTAGAATTATCTTTCTTAGGATCTAATCTATATTTAGAATAGTCCGGAATTTCAGATTCGTTTTTAGCTTTACCATTAACTCTAAACTTAGAATAATCAGGAACGTCACGTCTTAATGTATATAATGATGTTCTAAAATTATCGTATTCTTTATTAACTTTTAAACGTTTACGTTCTAAGAAACGAACTTTCTTTTGTGTCTTAGATAATAATGCTTGAGACGGATAATATTGTTCGGCTTCAGTTCTAAGATTATAATAATCTTTTTTAAGCTGGGCCATCTTTTCAGATTCTTTTTCGCCCATAAACTGATCGGCTAACTTTTTATATTTTCTATTAAGAGCATCCATATATGTCTTAAAAGAATAATATCCTTCTTTAGACAATGTTAATACAGGAATACCATATTGTACTTTAATATTTTGCGTTTTAATCTTAGCATTATTAGTTGTTAACCATGGATTAGAATCAATTATACTTTTTTCATTAAGAGTATAATAGTTTTGAGACTCTGTCATATAATCGATATCGGTCGCATAATAATGATATGTATTTTCTGTTAAGATATCGTTAATCGACATAATCTGACCTTCATCGATTATCGTACAATTATACACACTAATGGTAGACTGACGTCCATATTCATTAGCGAACGATAATGTAACGTCAAAATTAGGTAATTCATCCATTAAAAAATGTTTATTTTGATAATTACCTTTTTTATATACATCGTCCATAATCTCATAGATAACATGTTTATCTAATACGGCAAACACCATAGAGCCGGCAATTGTTCTTGGGCCATCGACATACGTGATAGCATTAACATCGCCTAACGTTCTTACCGGAGCTTTTTCTTGATGTATACTATAGGAGAATGTTTGTAGGCTCCCAAATACTTTCGAAATCGTTTCTTGACCTGGAATCGTAATATTAATAGAAGCTACAATATCACACCCGCTATAAGAAGTATACGTTCTCGTATACTTTGAGGTTTGGACCACGTCTTTATTACCTAAAGACAAATCATTTGGCATATTTCACCTTTAAATTATATAATTTCATATATTGTTGAACTCTATTATTGATCAACGTAATAATGTTCGTTTTAAGCTCAATATTACGCTCACTAATAATATTATAGCATATTTCTTCCATATCTTTCTTAACATTACTAGAATGTTCACCAGATAATAAAGAACTATTAATGTAATCTTGTAAACCACGATTTAGATACAGAAATATTTGATTAGTATTTTCTTGAGATTTTTTCACGCCTATTGTCTCCTAAGAAAAAAATAAAAGGCGAGGAAAAAATTTCCTCGCCGAATTTATTAGTACTTGTTATCAAGCAAGTATTTGTTTTCTACTGGTTGCAAGTAATCGACAGAGCGAGCAATGTAAGTACAAGCTTTATCAGTAGTAGTAGAATCTACAGAGAAGCTAGATGCTTCATTCAAAATTTCGCAGCCATAGATAACCATTACTGCGGATTGACCATATTCGTTCGCAAAGGACAATGTAATGTCAAATGGAGGAATTTCGTCAGAATATTTTGGAGTAGATTGAATAGCTACATTTTGTGTAACTTTGAATGGGTTAGTGGAAGCTACTTGGCTATTGCTGTTGTTAGCGCCCAAGGAATTAACAACCATATTAGTTAATTTTGTATCCCATTCTGTAATTGTGTATGGTTGGTAGTTAATGTCGCCACCAATACGTTGGAAGTAAGCTGCTTTAGCAGCACGAACAGCAAGTGCGTCGACTAGAGCATCACGGTCAAATAACGTGAATACAATAGTACCTGCAATACCTCTTTTTGGACCTAGTCTTTAGTTTTAACTAAAGTCGAGACTATATCTTCATCCCTGGTACGATCGAATTTTCTTTTTAAACATAGGCATCCATCATAATAAATTACTTTTAATAGTTCACGTGCTGTTTTAAAATTGTAAGTTATAACATAAATATTTTCCTTGCCTTTTTTACTTACAGCATTCGTATTATGTGGATATAATAATTTAGTTTTTTCATTTAATTCTTTTAGAAAAATTTCATTGCCTAAGATTCTTAATCTAGCACCAATATAAATTTTATCACCTTTATAGCCTTTTGTAGAATCTATATTTCCATCACCATCAATTATTCCTCGAATAAAATCTCGAAGATATTTATTTGGCACTTTTGGAAATCTAATTTCTTCAGTTTTTCTATTACTAGTCATTGAAAAATATTCTTTTAATTTTCTTGTCATTTCTATATTAAAAAATGATGCTCGATAAGAATTTGTTTTTTCTCTGAAAGCAACTTCTTTTTCTGGACATATGTAATCATTTAATTTTTTTACCATATATCCATCTTTTTCATTAAGTTCAAAAATGATTCCACTATTTGTTAGTGAACCATCTGCTGCTAAAAAACCAAGAAAATAATATTTTTCAGGCGATTCTTTTTCTAAAATATCAAAATTATAATTATATATTGCCATATTTATGACCTCCTTATATATTAATTATATTATAAGAAGATAAATATTGCAATACCTATATTACCCAGGGAGCTCTGCACTTCCATCAGCTGTTATGATGTACTCCTTACGGATAGTCGTTGAGGCGCTTACGCTGCCTGCTGATTGCCCAATCCTTTAGATTGTCACACTTTGGTACTAAAGGCTCTAAGGGGTTTCCAGCATATCACAGAGTTTAATTATACATTGCATTACTGCAAAGGAGAAGCAAAAGTGGTATTCTTACCTCTCGAAATAGAGCGAGGTTCTGCTGAACCAAATGTGTAGTGAAAATGATTATCAATAAGTTTTTTATCTTATTCTCTGGAAGTTTCCTTCATTTGCATCGATCAGTTTATTCTGATCCAGACTAGCATAAATTTTTACCTTCGTTTAACGTTAAGCAGTACTAACTCCTAATACTGGATAATCTATAATTATCGTAATGCGGCCTCGTGGATGGATTATATCTTTTCACCATCTATGCGTTGCCCCTGACTTAACTTAGTTAAGCCTTCGGTTCGGATTAGCATATACTATAGAGTACTTAGCCTTCCCGCTTAATTCCGCATTAATAACCTTATCATTTCTGATTAGGACGGCCTACACGTTGACCGGAGCCTTTTCACGGTTAATAGAAACTGTAATACCTTGAATTTCAGCTACTACTTCGGAACCGAATGTAGCTACGATATCACAGCCGGAAAAAGTAGTATAACTACGAGTGTATTCAGACGCTGTAGTTACACCAGAGTTATTAGAGTAAGCCATGTGTTAAATAATGGGGCGGAGGTTATCCGCCCCCTCCTTCTTTAATTAAAAACTACTAGGTACCAGGTTGACGAATTTGAATGTAGTTATTGATTTGACGAATTTCGTTAAATGGCATAATAGTGTAATTGATATCAATATAAGTATATTGAAGAGCAGTTACGTCATTAGCAATTTCGAATAAGTAGTCATATAACAATACACCTTTAAGTTTATTCAACTCAGATGTCAAACCTGTTTGGATAGAGTTACGAACGGAGATTGTATTTTGTTTACCGATAAATGGTTCACAAACACGGCGAATAGCACGTTCAACAGCGTCGATGATACGAACACTGTTAAGACGAGACAATGCATCAGTTGGATCTGCCATTGTACAGCCGTCAGTAATTACATAACCACGAGTAAATGTATTCTTAACTGTAACAATACCTTTAGAAGTTAAGTTAGATAATTGAGAAGCTGTTAATTCGAACAATGGAGAAATGCCGATTTTTTGGTTCGTAGGAGATTGTTCTACAGGCAATGCGGAAACCATACCAGCATAAGCTGCAGCACCGTTACCTACATATGCGTAAGTAGAATTATAAACTGGTACATTGTTTTGGAAGAATGTACAAGAAATAGAACGGCCGATATCGACAGGAGTACCGTCGTCATCAATTACGGAACGACCGTTACCACGTTTCAATTCTAGGTTAAGATTTAAACTATTCAAATCTTGGAATTTTTGTTCAACGCCAGATAATGTGTAGTCGGAAATACGTTCAACACCAATTAAACCATGAGTATGAGCAGTTTTTAATTCTGTATACAAGCAATGTTGTGCCAATTGACGAGCGAAGTTATCAGGAGTACGATAAGGAATACGCATAGTATAATCGTAATCGATAGTACGGTCTTTAGCCAAAGTAGCTAACGCAACTTTGCCGCCAACCAATACAGGTTCTAATACTTCTTCGATAAGAGCATCTTTTTCGACGATACCATTATCAGTCAATTCTACAGTAAAGTTATCAGTGAAGTTAACGTTATCTTTCAAGTCAGAAATAAATTCTGCTACAGTACGATAATTAAAGTCTGTTACAGAAATGATAACACGGTTGTCTACGCAATCGAAGTTTTCAATATAAGTAACGACTTTATCGTCACGAGCATCTTTATCTGTTAAGATATCATATTCACCGATAGGAGTTACAGCACCAGTGTCATATTTGCCAACACATAATACGTCATTAACAGAAAGTAATACGTATTTAGCATTAGCAGCAGTTGCAGCAGCAGCGGCAGCAGTCGTTGCATAGTATGCAGCAGTCGTTGCATCAGCATCTGTCAATAAACCATTCATAGCTGTATCATATTGAAGATCAGCAAGAGATGCGATTTCTTTAAATGTTACAGTATTACCAGTTGCTGGTTCTGCTTCGATGATTTTATCTTTCGTAACGAAGTGTTTGAATTTTTGATGTGGAGAAACAGCATTTTGAAGCTTACCATCGAACGTAATAGATTTCACTTCTTTAGTGTCTTCAAAGTAGAATGTTTGACCAGCTTCATAAGTTTTATGATCTAAATCCAAAGCAGCTTCATTAGCTACGGAAGGGATAACTGTAAATACTTCGTTTTGATAAATGTTTTCGTCAATGATTTCTGCAGCATTATCTACTTTAGCAAAGCTAAATTTATAAGAACGTGGAGAATGTTTAGTATCTTTAACGTTAACTACAGGAGTTACTTTAAACATTTCAGTATCGACTACAGGAGCACCACCTGCTACAGTGTTAACCATAACAGCATCGATAGGGAATGCTTTTAAGAAATCTTTTGGTTTAGGAAGGCGACCGCCAATTACAGTATCAGCACAGATTTGAGCGCCCAATACACGATAAGGCATATCGGCATTTTGCAATACAGAATATGCACCTTCACCAATAGATATTACATATTGTTTATCTTTAACGTCAGATTCTTTTACACGAGGAGTCAAATATTGACCAGTAGAATTTGTACGAGGATAAGCTGTTGCTGTAATAGCAAAGCCAGAACCTAACTTCATGTATTTTTGGAAGTTAGTCATATTAGTATCTTCATAATCGTTATCATCTTCTTCGAATGCTAATGCAGATGCACCAGGAGTACGAAGATAATCGTTATGAGTATACATTTTTAAGCCGACAGTTGTGAAGGCTTCGTTCAAATCTTTATCGCTTACAGAGTAAATAGGATACTCAGCATTAACATCTGTATTAATACGAAGAGTATGGAAATATTTACCAGTGAAAGAACCAAAAGGTTTTGGAGATTTTTTAGATTTAATTACATGAGTACGAACTTCTGTACGGCAAGGTACTAAGGAGCGTTTACGACCTAAGAAGTATGTACCAGGGAAAATAGAACCAAGAGCTAATTCGTAAGAATCTTTACGAAGTGTAACATCTTGACCTTTTTTATTTACGATAGACAAAGTAACAACGTTGTTACGAGGGAAGTTATTGATATGACGAATTACTTCGGAGATAGGAGTATCGGCAGTAAAGCCAGCACCCATAAGGCCCAAAGGAATTTCGACTTTAATCATTTCTTCTTCGTTATCAATCATAGCATTGTAACGTTCGTAAGTTGTTGCTTTAGATACAGGTTTATAGATAGTAAGAACTTCTTGACCTGGAGTATTATCGAAAGTAAAGTATACTTGTTTAGCTTTGTTAGATGGGAAGCGAGATTTTACACGGAAACGAAGAGTATCGTCAGAACGCAATTTAAAATCTTTTTGAGCTTCAGAACCACCGATACGGAAACCATACAAAGTACGGCAACCGGAATTATATGCATCAGCCAATGTAGCTGTTAAGTCTACTTCACGTTTAGTTTCGCGATTATAAGTATCGCCATAAGTATATGTTGCATAAGATGGATCGTAAATAGGTACAGGAACACCATTAGGACCATCGAATGCAGTACCGATACAAAGCACTGCGTCAGTTGTACCGAATTGGCTGTCGTCATAAAGTTTTTTCTTTACAGAATTGACTTCGACAAACACACCAGGAAGATCGCGGAGGATTTCCTCTTTGAAAGAGTACGCCATTATTCAACCTCTTAGATTAATAATTATTTATCAAGATTTAATAGACGTTCGATAAGTTTGCGAGTAACAACAAATATCTTGTCTATTCTTAAAATGTAGCGAACACTTCTAACTGAATATTTTTCTCGATATTGAACATTAGATTCGTCTGTTAAGCGTTGATCATATAAAAGTTCATTTACGCCACGACTTTTAACATAACCCGTATAGTCATACATAAGTTCTTCAAAATCTTTTAAGACTTTATTAGCCGTTGCATAACTGCTAGCGAAGATATCGAATTGAAGTACATATTCGAATGCATGACGATATACTTCAACGCCTTCTTCTTCAATATTTTCTTTAACAGGATATTTGTTATCTGGACGATATTCAGGATGACCTGGAGCACGTCTAATAGTATTCTCCATTAATCTCGGTTTAATACTATTAATAGTTTTGCCCGAGATAATCTTAAAGAAAATATACGGATTATTAATTGGTCTGTCGCGATCGTTAATCGTAGCCCCTTCGTCTGGACTCATTTTAACTTGATCTTCATATAACGCTTTTTCAACTAATTTAACGAGCAACTCGATAAATTCATCAAAACTAATGGACTGTTCAGCCCTTAATCGATCGACTCTGCGTCGATTATTCATTAGCCTACCGGGAGCATTGACTACTGACAGGCTATCTTTTTTTGCTTTTATCTGATCGATTATAAATCGTTCGTCATGAGTAAGTTCGTCTGTCATTATAACCTCTGTTCCGCAGTATATGACTCTGTCGTGAATAAAGGATACAACGTATACCTAAGTATAATGTCGACCCCTAATCCATTTTCTCTTAATTGTTCTTCAACGCTATCAATATGATAGTCGTATAGAACAAATCCTACATTTTGTTTTAATAAGGATTCTAATCGGTCTCTTATCTTTAACAGATAGAACTTCCGATAATTTTTTCCTATATATTCATCGAAGTCCATTTCTCTGACTAAGTAATAAATAATACGCATTACCATAACAGATTTATTAGGATTCTCGCTAGATAGGTTAACTAAATTTTCAACTGTTGTACCGACTAATGAACTATTTCTGTAATAGACGACATTAGGAAGCATGTCTTTATAATCTAATATAAAGTCGGTGTCCTCATTTGATAAAAGTGGGTACTCGTTGATAGGCGTGGCGGCTAATTTTGCCGCTACAACTATATTACTATACTGAATATATTTTAAATTATTGCCTACTAAAATTATATTATCTAAAAACTTATTCTTATTATGCACAGAAGTAAACTTTTGTACGATAGCATCATAGTAATTATTAAACTCATCGATGTCTTCAAATAAAGAACTATGTTTATCAGTAACGATAATCATACTGCGATTCTTATAACAATTACTAGATAATACATTTAAATAGTAATCTGTTAAATCTTTATTATAACGATCAGTATATCGATCGGAAAACATTATTTTAGTCGGACAAATATATGCAAAATCATAGTCTATTAATTGATTAGCAATATTAAGAAAATCAGATATCGTTCGCATATTAACTAAATACACGTCGGGAGCCGAATAGTTTTTAGCTAATTTGTATGCCTGATACAAATCTGAATCTTTTCCATATTCTTTCTCGACATCGAACAATGTATTAAATTTTTCAATTTTACATGTCTTATTTGTCGATTCAGAATTGCCTATAATTAATAGACTTGTATGTTTATCATCGGATGTCATATTAACCTCCGATCAATGCTTTAAAGTTGTTCATAAAAGCTTCTGGGTTTCGTTTATAGTCAACACCATTAGCTTCATAATATACGCAATCCATAGTATTAGAATACCAATCCATTACGTATGTGACATTAATAATCTTATCTTTAAATACGATTATATCTCCAGGAAAAACTGGAAATTCATTACGAATATATATATCGTAACCGCGCATTAAGAATAATTTATTATCAGCATTGTCTGTAGAAAACAACGGCTGAATATGAGCACGTGCTTCACGTATTGAAATTTTCTGTCCAAATCCTAAACAGTTCGGACATAAAGGATCGCCTTCTTTAGCCGTCGGATCCTTACAAGTACAATCGATATTTCGATATGGTTGTACAAGCCATACCGGAACTTCCATTAATTGTATTAATCCATTAATTCGTTCATCTAAATTTTTCATTAAGTTTTCCTCAAGGATTTTAATGAACGTGATAAATCATCAAACAATGTCGTAGGATATGTATGTAATTTTTGTTTTTCTGTATAAGAACGTTTACCTGTTCTTGGTTCAGCTCTCCCCATAGTAAGATATGTAGGATCGACAATTAGTTTTTCAAAAATTTCCATTTCAGCTTTAATCATTTTGATAAGATCTGATAAGGAAGGCGCGCCACTGCCACTAGAACTAGATGAACTAGATCCACCAGATTCTGTCGAGCCAAAACTAATATTGCCGATATGACCAGATATCTTACCAGACGTAGAAGTCGTAACAGCATGCTTGCTTACAAGACTTAATGTTGCTCTTAATTTACAGAACTGTTGTAAAAGATATGGCAAATCGGCTCTATTTTCATAACCTGGAATTTGATCCAATAGAAACTGAGCAAACCGACTTGCTTCTTTTAATGCGTATAATACTTCTGTATCACTAGCATCAAATACATCGATTAGATAATTCACATCGCCGAGCGTATAAAAATTACTAATTTGTTCTGATGCTACCGTATAGACTTTATACTTTAATACTTTTTTACCGTCGACAGATTCAAGTTTTTTAATTCTGATTTCATATAAAGAATCAGGTTTAACACCGCCGACTGGTCTTAGTTCTAAACGATTACCAAATATCGTATACTCAAAAGGTTCTGCCATTAGAAATCCTTTCTGATGATTTCGATATTTTGTAAAATACCTTCATCTTTAATTTCAGCATTAAATTCAAACACGAAAGCATCGTTAGTACCTTGTTGTGGGCGTCTTGTTACTTCGAGTGCACTAATAATAACCGGGGCAATATTAGTACCGGCCGGAGTTTCATCGACTACGACACCTGGCGTTCCACTGTCATTAGCTCTAGTAATAATAGTACCGTCAGCTAATTTAATAGTTGTCGCAGAATTACCATTGCCATCTTTCATAATTCGTTCAATGGCTGCTTCAGATAATGACGTAGCTGTATTATTACTAGCCGTTACTTCAGGAGATAATCCTAATCCAGTAGCATTATTAACTTCATCGGCAGACATTGTACCAGACGGAGTCGGATTCGTATCCAAGTTGACTTTATTATTGTGCATGTTCCGTTTGTAATTATACGGAGCCCAAATAGATACTGGATTTATTTTATGAGGATCTTTTTCTGATTTTTCTAAACGATCAAGAACACGATCTTTTCCATCGTAAGTAAAAGTAGCTATATCAGACCATGCTCCGAATTCGCCATCTTTTTCGACACGAATACGAATATAATATTGTTTAGCATCTTTTAATTGAGGGAAACTGATACGTTGTTTATTTAATATTACAGTATCGATTTCACAAGGATCAAAGTTTTTATTTTCAGAAATTTGCAATCGATATTCTAATACAGGTTTACGTCTTTTATCTCGTAAGATTTCTTGCCATTCACATATAAAAGATCCATCGATAAGCTCATGATTTGCCGGACTAATAATGCGGACATTAGAATATATGTTACTATTGAAATATACGTGGCGAATTAAACTAGATTGTAATGGAGTGCCAACAATATCTTTAATAGTTTTATTAATATCGAGACGATATTCTTCATTAGGTTCTACATCGTCTAATACTGTAATAACAACAGTCTTCTTAGACGTACGATATTTTAATCGATAAATCTTTTGAGATTCTGCATGAACCATTGCGATTGTATCGCTGTCGACTGTATCGGGATCAACATTACTAGTAAAGAAAAGTTTAATTTGCTTTTCAATAGGATTTACGGCCATGTCGACCAAAGCAAATTCTTTAAACATAATCTTCCTTCTTATTTGCTAGCTTTTTTACGACCACGAGTTTTTTTAGGTTTATCTTCAGTTGTGGCTTCATCTTCCACTTCTTCTGTAGATTCTTCTTCCACAGTTTCTTCTGCAACGTCCTTCGCCTCTGTTTCTTCAGGAACTACTTCAGCTTTAGGTGTTTCTTCAGGTTTTACTTCTTCAATTTTAGTTTCAGGTGCTATTTGCAACCCTTCTTGCCCTTTTTCTTGCAGACCATTTGTGTTCTCCTTGTTAACTTTTTCTAAGTTTTCTTTAGCTTCAGCTAATGCAGCGTCTAAATCAAATTCTAATTCTTTAGAACGAGCAACTGTTTTTTCAGCAACGTCTTCAGGACGAATTAAACCAGATGCTACCATATCATAATTTGAAGACGGAATAAAACGTTTAGTCGCTTTAGAGTAATTAGCATTTTCTGCAGGAAGCATGCCGTTAACTAAAATCAAACGGCCTACTTTAACAGAACGACGAATATTTTTAAGATCCATATCGTCATAAATTCGACCATATGGTGCTTTACGTGTTAAACGTAGACGAGTCAATTTGTCAAAATAACCAATTTCGCCATGACCTAATTTTACGATAGCGATCGGTTCTTTTAATTTAGTCATTAAAATACCTCTTGTATATTAAAAAAAGGGGAGCCCGAAAGCTCCCCTTAATTACTCATTCAATTAACAAATCGTTAAGAATATTATTCTTGAATACGAATTGCAGTTGGACGAGGGAAGGAAGGCATAGCGGAAATGTTTTTAGCCACTGCGATACCTTTACCATTATCCATGATACCAACGCCATAGCGTTCTTTTGCTTTGATGATACGTACATCAGTTTCTGGGTTAGTCCATTTTTCAATAGACAAATCTTCACGTTGTACGATAGCACCAATGTTGTTGCGATCGATAGCGTACATATCAAATGTTTTGTTTTGTTTGTCAAATTTAACACGAGGGCTCAAGATGATGTTAACAGGCATAGGCAAGTTGAACATTGCTTGAGATTCGTTCAAGATGAATTTTTGAGGGCCCATGTTATTAGACAAGCCAGCGAAACCAGGAGTACCTTGAGTTGTGCCGAATGGGTTAACATTCATAGCACCCAAAGCACCGAAAGTCAAACCTTGACCTACCATTGCATTACGAGCAAATACCAACCAGCAAAGTGGATGCATGATAACGTCTGTTGGTGTCTTATCATTTGCCATCAATGCCAAGCACATAGACATGAAGTCTTCAACGGAAAGAGTACCGTTAGGAAGAGAATCTTCACCAAGACCACTTGTCATAGCGTCAGGATTTTGAGCGCCCAAAGAGTTATCGAATACTACGTGACCATGTTCAGAGAACTCACGAGCACACCATTCGTCTTTGTAACGAGCCATTGCACCGCCGATACGGGACAAGTTAGCTTCCATGATATCCCAGTAGGAATCCATAATAACTTCTTCAGACAACGTAACTTTAAGACCGATTTTCTTAGGACGAATTTCGATGGAGTTGTATTGAAGAGTATTGATTTCTACTGCTTCATCGTTGTAAGCACCAGCTTCGGAAACTTCGTGTGCTTGCAATTCACCGATAATAGGTACGACTACGGTACCGCTAGTTTTGTCGGATTGAATTTTTGTGAAGAACGGAGAGATAACAGATTGAGTGTCTTCAGCTTCGATCATACGAGTTTCGATGATACGAGGAACCAAATCGACAACGTCAGTTGTCATAATTGTTTCTTTGATGCTGAAAGATTTATTGCTAGGTTGTTTGTTCATACGAGCAACAACGTCTTCGAGAATATCATATTTTCTCAAAGATTCTTGCATTTTTTCAGGGGACCAACCAGCTTCTTGACCGGCTTTAGTCACTTCAGCGCGTTGTTCTTTAAGAGAATTAACAAATTCTTTCATTTCGATTTTCATTATATTTTAAAGCTCCTATTATTTTTGTAACAATACTTTAACAGAACCTACACAGCCTGCCCAATCCATGAATGTAGGCACGCCAGCAAGACCTTGACGGGAATAAGATACTTTTACTTCCGCTTCTTCTTTAGGAGCAGCTTTAATAATTGCATCAGCTTGTGTACGGTCGATAACACGCAAGCGGATCAAACCATTAACTTCGTTGAAGTATACTACTTCAAATGCATTAGCAATAACAGCACCTTTTACTACTGGAGTATAAGCAGAGTTATTAATAGAAATTTGTACAGAACCTTGTTCGATGAAACGTTCTGGAATTTGATAGTTAAAATCAAGATATTCTTGAGTAGGAGCAGCTGGATGCATTACGCCAACTTTAACGTCTTTAATAGCAGTAGTAGCTACGTTACGACCATCTGTTAAACCAGGAATACCGATGTATTCATAACGAGCGCCCAAACGGGAATCGTATACGTCCAATTTATTATTGGAAGCAGTCATGTTCAAGTCGTGATCAGAATACAAGGAATTGAATTCATAATTTTCGATACCACGGAAGTAAGCGGAATCATCGACTAAGTCTTCGCCACGACGGTATGTACGACCATAACCATCTTCAGCATATTGAGCCAATTGTTCTTGATCTTCGATAGCCCATTTCATCCATTTAGTGGAACCTTCTGGAACCAAGTTAGGATTTACTTCATGTACTTGACCAATGATTTGTTGACGTTCGAATTCGATTTCAGGAGCTTGCATAGTTGCCAAAGCAGCCTCGTCAGATAATGGGGATTTTACGATACGACCATTTTCGTCAGATTTTACAAAATCGCCAGGCAAGAATGTACCATAAGCACTACCCCAAGGGTTTTGCTCTGCTTCATCTTTGAACAAGAAGTGAGGCAATTCTACCATTACGTCAGTTTTAATAGCACCAGGAGTCATACCATTCCAAGCATTTTCGTCACGAGTATATTCGTTACGCATCAAAATACCTACAGGAACGTTACCGTTACGATGGTCCATAAGTTTTTTGCCGCCTTTAGTCAAAAGACCAGAAGTTTTGTCTTTATCAAGACCAGCAGCAGTAGCGATAGCTTTAGCACCGCCATTAGCAAATGGTTTATAATGATCGGCAGTATAAGCAGCTGCATCGACTGGAGTCCAATCAACATCAGCATTCATCATAGGTTTACCAGAAGCTTTACCAGATACGATACCAGCAGCACCATAAACATCGGCAGCTGTACGTAAACGTACAGGGCAGCCACCATTAGCAAGTGTCAATACGTTTAAGAATTTTTCAGGATTTTCTTTAGCAGCTTTAACATCGCGGTCAACAGCTACGATACGACCTTTTGGAATTACGACTTGGTTATACATTTCTGCATAGTTGTAGCGGAATGCTACAGGAAGACGATCATCCAACCAATAAGCAATATTGGAAGTGTCATGGTTAGTTGTATTCAAACGTACTTGTGTACGAGTTACACGGCGGTCATCGTTGTTGAACTGTTTGAAGCCCATGCCTTTGAATACTTTGCCATCAGCACCGCCAGTGAAATAATTAGCACCTTTACCAGGATTGTAATTTGCCATTTAAAATTTATCTCCTATTATTTATAGAAAGCGTTAAATACGTCAGTAATAGATTTAAGTTGTTGAGCAGCTTCTTTTACTTGAACTTCAGTAGATTTATTATTTTTAGCATTAGGATCGTTAACAGTAGAGTTAGTCAAATCTAATGTTTTAATTTTATCTTCGAAAGATTCTTTAACAGAAGCAATTTCAGACTTAACTTTTTCTTCGCTTTCAGTTTTAAATGTATCGAAGCCTGCTTTAACTTCTTGAACAGATTTAAGAGCTTCTTCTAATTTTTCTTTACCTTCGATAAGGGAAGCAGTTTCTTTACGAGCTTCAGATTTATAAGCTAGTAAATCATCAGCAAGGTTAGAAACTTTTGCAGAAAGTGCTTCGTTAGATTTAATAAGTTCAGCAATTTGACCTTTTAATTCTTCGATTTCTGTTTTTTCTTCACCTTTAATCTCTGGAGTTTCTTCGACTTCAGAAGTTTTAGTTTCAGGAACTTCAACTTCTGTAGCAGTTTCTTTGCCTTCGACTTCAGTTTTAACTTCAGTTTCAGGTTCTTGAACTTTTAATTTTTCTTTATCCATAGATTCGTTAGCACGAATATTCGTACCGGTTTCTCCTTGTTGCGGAATACTTAAATTAGAAGGAGTACTACTTTGTTGTTCGTACTCCCCATCATCATATACTTTAATATTCTTTGCATATTTATCAGAAGGAACTATAACATAAGACAATTCGATTGGGCTCATCGAAAAGAAATCCCAACAACATGTCTGTCCGTCATAACTCTCTCCTCTGACATGTTCACACGGACCTTCGTTAAGATCTTGTCCACAAATAGAACAACGAACGTCGTGTCCAGTCATACCAATGCTTACAGTCGATAATAGTCCAGACTTGATATCTTTTTGAGCTTTTTCGTCAAGAATTTTAGCCGTAATAAATAAAGCTTTAGAACCGACGAGTCGTTCGCTATCACCAAGTCTTGCATCGATCGCACGACCGATGATTTGGCCGTCTTGATCATTATGATGCATAATGATTGGAATATTATAAGGATGTGTCCACTCAGATAAGGAATCTTCTAGACCTTGATA